GGATCTTGTGCAAATGTTTTAATTGTAAACAATCTATCTTGCATACCATTTACAACTATATCAACAAATTTTGGAATTATAGGTACGGGTTTCCAATCAAGATTTAAATAAGATAAATCACCATTTATAGAAAATTCATCTTTATATTTTTGTGTTGATTGTTCACCTCTAGCATATAATTTTAGTCTATGGAATTCTCGTTGGTTTTGAAGGAATCTACCTGTACCGGCACTCTTTCTAAACCACTCATTTTTTATACCTCTTGCCACTTCCATTCCGTATTTTTCGCTATTTTTTGTAGCGTCATCAACCGATTGGCTGGGAAATTGAGTTGTATATCCTGTAGCTTCTGCCATTATTATAATATTTTACTTTTTAATCCTGAATTATTATATTTAGAAAATCCAAAATCTATCTTTCTTGTTTGTCTTTCTGCTCTTGGAGCATATAAATGTCTTTGGCAAGCCATTATAGCTAAACCACTACTTATTGAAGCATCAAACTTTGTTCTATTGTTAATATTAAACTTAGACCAATCTTCAAGTGTTCTTTGAAAATACATTCTACCATGTTCTTCATCTGTTATGCCTACATTGTTTTCTATATAGGATTCTATAGCAGACGCATGTGCTTGTTTTATATCTTCTGATGTATTAGGAATTCCACCTAATTCTTTTTCTGTTACAGATAATTTATTTCTAGCTTTATCTGGTCGATTCATAGAGAATCCTCTATAACCTCTTCTTTTTAAATGATATAATAATCTAGGCTTATTATTTTCTGCAAGTATTGGCATACCATAAAATATAATAGCCATTAATACATCTTCAAAAAACATTTCAGCTGTTTGTGGTCTTGCAATATATTCTAAAAAGAATTGTGACTTAGGAACATCTGGTGATAACGAAAAACTTGTTAATCCGTGTAGCGATCCATTTGAACCGCCACCATCTGTTGTTCCACTTATATCGTAGCTATCACAACCAAAAGCACCATAAGCTTTATTACCTGGATATTTAATGCCATTTTTAATTTCTATATTATTCTGCATATCCGTTGGAAGAATCCAAGATATTCTAAATTTTCCTTCAGGATTAGGATAAAATTGTACTTTAGTATCCTTAACACCATTCTTCCATTGAAAAGAACCTCTTGTTACATATCCTGATGCAACCATTTCTTCATTAAAATCTATCTGTTCATATATCCTTGATAAATTAAATATTGATTCTTTTGTTTCATCTCTAAATGCATGTTTTTCAGTTCTAGGAAACTGTCTATAATATTCGTTTAAAGCATCGGCATTATCTTTGAGCCCATCTGCTTCATTCTCCCAATGATCGATAACTCCGTTGTAGATAAGCTCCCTGTCAATTCCTTCAGCCGGAGTTTCCGGAGTGTCGAAGACAGGAAAACCAAATTTGTTAATGAATCCTTCGAAGTTCCATTCCATAGGTATGAACAAAGCATATAATCCACTAGCAGTCTGCCCATTGCGATTTCTTTTTTTCTTTGTGAGATCTGAGTCATTATAAATTTTTTTAAAATTACTACCACCTTTGTCTAACGCATTAGATGTAGATCCCATCATACATTTACCAACTATCTTCGAACCGAGACGGAGACACGTCTTTGTGACCCTCCAGTTATTGAGAATGTTGTCCGGCTTCTCCCACTTGCCCGATTCATCATGGACGAGGATCTGTAGTTTCTCCCCGTCGTAGGAATTGTCACCTGTATTCTTCCAGTCGATGGTGGTATCAAGTCCCATTTGATCACCCTCTTCGGTGGTTGAGGTGGTTGCTTGTATCGTCTTTCTTGTGAGCCTTCTCGATGGTACCTTGTACGATAATTCTGTCTTTGGCCTCTCCATGCCATCCTGTATTGGTTTAAAAAAGAATGGGTAGTTCGTGGAAATTGGGACAACCTTATCCGTGAACATCTTCTTCGCGTCTCCTCCAGTCTTTGAAAGTATCCCAAATCTTGCATCTCTGGTAACAGTTGCCACGTTGACAACTTCCGAACTCGCCATAAAGGAGAAACCAGACCGTCTGTTCTTGAGGTAGCACATTCCATAACACCTATAATCCGCCTTGCACGCCTCCCAGAAATAAAAAAATAATCTGTTTGCGTGTCTAAAATCGGGTGAACCCACATCGATCTTTGTCCAATTGAGGTATATATAATGGGAGCCGGTGAGGTAACATGGCTCACCGTTGCACATGAACCAGTAACCATCAGAACGAAAATCAAACTCCTTGTTAATATATTCATAATACTTTTCTTTTATATCCTCATTATACGACTTAAAATTATATATACTTTTTATTTTTTTAAGTGTAGCTGGTTTAGGTGTTTGAATAAATACTTGATCTTCTTTTTTTAATTCTTTACCATTAATTTCTTTAGGTATTAAAGGAAGTGCAATTTTTAATCCTTGTATTTCATATATTTCACCTATTGTACCGTCTTTACTTATAACAACACAATCTAAATCTTTATTATAACCGTACTCGAATTTTTTATATCTATTATTATTTTTAACTAATTTAGATGATAAATGTTCGGTGTGTATCTTATATAAGGTTTGATTATACATTATTTAATACGATCTTCTACACCGAAGAATTCTTGTTTTTTAGGGTTGTCTTCTTTTCCTACACTGTTAAGTTCTTCTACTTTAGCCATCATAGCTATAGCGTCTTCCATAGCTAATCTATAGGCTGATGCTGATATTTTTACTTTTTCAGGATCTAATTCTTCTGGATCCATTTTTTTATTCATAACTTTTATTAACTCTTCTATAGAGTTTTCAGCAGCTTTGAGTAGTCTCTCTCTTGTTTTTTTTACATCCATAGTTGATTGTTATATGATGTGATAAAATTCTGTATAATTTTTGATCCTCAATATTAAACTCATATTCGGAATCTGGTGTAAAGCCCACTATATCGCCTACGGACACGTTTAACGAACTTAAAAGCTTATTATTATATACAAGCTCACCAACTAATTCTTTTTCTTTTAAAAGACTCCATTTGAAATCCTGTGGTAATGGTTTAACAAAACAATATTTGTCAGGACATTTCCATTCACCATTATTTTTGTATGCATACACTTGTTCTGGACTAACGGAATAAATATTTTCATCAATATATGATGATGAATTTTTTTCTTTACCCCTAACATCAATCCATCTTCTAAATACATTGTGATTAACAATTACTTTATCACCTGGTTTTATTCTTGTTTTATAATTTATAGGTATGCTTTTAACTGTACCTATTCTATTAACAAACTTATAATCTCTTTCAGATAATTCAGAATTAATTATTAGTTCTTTGCCATCTATGTATTTTTTATTGTCGTATCTGCTATCAGTATATATAATATAATTGTAAAGTGATTTCATTAATAATCTAAATTGTATTCTACAGAAACAGCCATATTTGTATTAAAATGTTTCCATGGTATTTGATTACTATCTTTTTCTATGTATATATGATAGCCATTATCTTTTTCAAATATATCACATATTGTATGCCCACCATAAACCTCTTGCCCTACAGAATAATGCATAGCTTCGTTTTTATAGTCTTGGCCAATTGATATTTTTCTTATTAATTTCATTTAATTTTCTTTTTTTCATCTAAACTAAAAAGTGTATGTATAATTATAGCTACAACGGAATGTAATAGTACTTTACTAAATGCATCACCATAAGGCATAACATTACTATAGAAACCGTATAAATACAATATGCATGCAAATACATTCATTCCTATTACAAAATTACCTAGCCAGAATTTTAATCTAGCATTCCAAAATATTTTTAACACAAAAAATATTGCTATAATTACAATAAATTCAATTAAGAATTGTTCCACTTTAAATTTTATTTAATACGTCCAAAGAGTTATTTTAGGAGCATCGGGATAACCAATACCTACATGGACAAAATTATTTTTTCTACTTACACCTATTCTTGTAAAGCCAACTTCCATAGCAGCTTTAACTAATTTAAATGTTGCCTCACCACCTACACTTGCAATATCAACAGCATTACCGTATGCGTGTTCGCCTGGCGCTTTTTTCTTTGCTTCTATTGGATGATCAGGGCTTCTATAACTTGATGTTATTTTTAATGGTGAACCATATACTTCTCGCAAGTTATCTAACATACTAAGAAGTTTTTTATTCATCAATTTAAATTCATTAAATTCAGATTCATTAAAATATTTTAAAGGCATTTTATTTTTGATTTAATTTATTTTTTATACCTATAATGGTATATATTATAGTTAATACTAATACTACTGTTTGTAGCAGCGGATTTATATCTGGCATTATAGAAAAGGTGAATCCACCTAAACTTATACCATAAATTCTTAAGTCTTGCATTTTATTTGTGCATTTTGTTTCCAAAGACTTTCTCCACACCTCGTGATCCGAAATAGCCTCCGATTACTATTGTTAATAAACCGGTTATTGAATCAAGTGGATAACTTAAGTACCACCCAATTACATAGCTTACTGTTAAAAATATTAATACTAAAGGACGAACATTAGCCGCAAGCCATGCTCCCGAGTTTGCATCTGCAACCCATCTTTCTGTTGTCCCATCTATTTCAGCTCTTTCAAGTTTTAGTTTTTCCAAAGCAATTTCTTTATCGCCTTGAGACATCTCACTACTACCTATTATAGCCTCTATGATACCGCCAGCTGGTGTACCGCTAGCTATTGACCCTACTACAGCTGGAATTTTATTTAATAAAAACTTTCCAACTGCAGTGTCTTTAAATTTTTTTTTCATATTATTTAATTAAAATTTTATGATATACCAAACGTTGCTTTTGTTGCGTTATAATTTGCTGTTACTTCACTAGATGATAATTCCTTAGCGTGGAATTTAAGCATAGCTACTTTTCCTGCATAAGCATTACTTCCACTGTAACTACCGATTTTTACAGTATCAGAATTTATAAGTCGATTTGAAAGCGAGGTATCTGTTGCTTCTGAACTTCCATTTAAATATATTTCGTAATCTAAAGCATCATCAACAGTAACTATAATATGATTCCAAGTTGCATTTAATGTTGAAGAGGTTTGGAGTGCTGTGGTTGCACCACTACCTCCTGAATTATAAGCATAAAAATAAATTAAAGTACCATTTGTCCATAAAGACCAAGATTCAGTACCACCACCTTTTTTATTTATAATATGTGCAGTACCACTTGACTTTGTCAACCAAATCTCCATAGAAGAATTAGCTTGCATATCAAAAAGGTCATTATCTGGAATAGTAATAAGGTGTGAAGTAGCACCGCTAAAATCAAAATATTTTTCGTTTGGCGACCCTCCATTAGTACCAAAAACAGCTCCACTTATTGTGCCATTAAATCCATTAGGATAATCCCTTTTACCTACAAGATAGTTTTGTCCGACTTCTGTTGCTGATAAAGCTGACTGATATATCCTTGCTTGTCCTATTTTTCCTAACCATCGTGTTGCACCTGCAGGGTATCTTCCTAAAAATAAATTTACACTATCTGAATCTGCAAGTGTTCCTGAATAGGTTGAATTATCTACTCTATTACCATTAATATATAAATAAATATTTGTTCCATCAATAACTCCTACAACGTGCTGCCATAATCCTGCAGTTCCTGAACCTGCAACAGTTGCTGCTACTGAAAATAAACTATTGGCTGTGTTGTAAACAACAAAATAATATCCAAGAGAAGAATTAGGATGGAATTGTAATGAATAACCATAGCTACCACTTCCCCCTTGCTTAACCAAAATATACCTTTCTGTGTCGTCATTTCTTTGTACCCAAGCTTCAACTGTGAAAGTTGTACTTGTGTCTAAATCTGAATGATGACTTATATCCCCTGTATCATCACTACCATCAAAGTTTAACCAATTGCCTAATTCTTTGTCGTAAAAATCAGACAAGGTTGAACTAAATCCACTTAAAGTTACATCATTACTGTTTGCTTTATCTGACCAAGTAGATGCTGAAACAGTTGTATCATCACCAGCATCTAGATGCAATTTTAAATTTGTAGAATAAATAGAACTATAACTTAAAAAACAATCTGCTCTAAAGTTTTGTGCTACCTCTGAATCTGTTAAGGTTGTATTGTATATTCTCAAAACAGACATTCTACCATCAAAGAAAACACTTGCACCTGCTTGGTTACCTATTGTTATGTCTTGAGTAGAACCTGCATTTATAGCATTTGATGCACTATGGTTAACATCTAAAGTGCCATTTATATATAATTTAACATTTGATGCTGACCTTGTATATGCAAAATGAGTCCAAGCACCTGTTGAAAATGTGCCTGTAGTTTCAAAAGTATTATTTGAACTGCCATCTCTTTCTAACACAGTTAATTTATTTGTGCTTGATACTTGTATTTGAAAAGATTTTAATGTATTACTTCCACCAAATTTTCCTACTATTACATCATCGTTAGATAAATTATCAAAATTTACCCAAAATTCTATTGTATGTGTTTCACTTGATAAGTTTATAGGGGACGTATCAGTAGCACTTAAAGTCACTACATCATTACTTCCATCAAAATGAAAATAACCCCTTGTATCACTTTCGAATGTAGCACCACTAATTGTACCATCAATTCCACTTCCACTTATATCTTTCCAATCGCCACTACCACTATACGAAGTTGTATCACTTGCATTTAAGTGTAATTTTAAATTACTTGCTTTATCTACTAAAGGTACATTTAAATCGTGGTTAGCTATATCAAACCAAGTACCACTTCCTGCACCTGTATTAGCACCTCCACTTTCAATGCTATCCTCATCATTAGCATCCAAGTGTATAACTAGCCCTTGCGCTGCATCTGCGCCGCCTGTTGCTGGATTTTGATGAAATATTTTTTTCCCTAAAGACATTTATAAATTTATTTCAAAGTTAAACACATCTAATTTATTTGTTTTAGAATTAATAGATGCTTCTTGAGTATCTACCTGACTTTT